TCAAGCTGCCCCGCCCACTTTGGAATTTTCATGAAAGATTTTTTTAACAAACTCGGGAACGTCCAGAAATTCCTCGTATCCGTTGTCGGTGTCGTCCTGATGGCAGCCGCACCGTATGTCGATTTCGTAACCACGAACACCATCTTCGGATTCTCAGCAGAATCAGTAGTCTCTGGTGTCCTCGCTGTCCTCACAGCCGTAGGCGTATACGAAATCCCGAACACCCCATCTGAGCCAGTCTCAGACGCCTCCTAAGAAACCGTGTGGACCACAGTCGTTATCATCGTCTGGGGTTTAGCCCTCTGGGGCTCATACAGAGCCGGGGCGTCCACAGCCAGATCTAAGACCCAGAAACAGGCTCTCCAGAATGCTAAGATCGCTTCCAAAATACGTGCTGATGTCGACCGTAATTCTGCTCGTAACCGGATGCGCCGGTTTATTCGGGGGGACTCCTGATCTCTGCCCAAGCCTCCAGCAGATACTGATCAGTAACCAAGAACTCTCTGATCTCACAGACGAAACACTAGAACAGATCTTAGAATACAATCTGATCTACGAACAAAACTGTCTGAACTGATTGAACTGTCTGAACTGATTGAACTGATTGAACTGATTGAACTGATTGAACTGATTCTCCGAACCAATTGTCCGAACTAACAAACAATGGCTTAACCGTCGATGGCTTTAACAGATGCCGGGGTTACTCTCGACAGAAATCAACTCATTATCTCTCTGGTTGTTCCAGATATAGACTTCACTCTGTATGAACAAGATACCGTAAACCTTTCCCAGTACGCCGTCGGATTCGAAGGCGGAACACCCTCGTACAGCCTAACTAACACAATCCCTAACGGCCTCAGCCTGAACTCCTCTTCAGGAGTTCTAACTTACGACGGAAGCGATAACCCAACTGTATCAAACCACCAACTTTTGGTGGAAGGCGTCACCGCCTCGGCGATTTCGAACGTCTTCACACTGAGTGTTACAGATCCGTACGATACTTTAATTGAATACACAGCGATGTCGCCCTCAGCCGACTCTGTACACCCAGATGCAGTAGCAGGGGATCTGATAGAGATCAAAACCACAGCTTCAGATGGCGTTGAAGCGAGTGATGCCAACAACGGTTCTTTAAGAGCAGACGTCAGTTCTTGGAAAGTTGCTGTCAGATATCAGAACTCAGGCGTCTGGTCTAACTGGAACGTTATTGAATACTCATAGGAAACTTAATGATTATTGAACTTCAAATCCCCGTTCAATGGGACGGTCTCGACACAAACGGGAACCCTGAACAATACAGCTCTTCTCGTGTCCGTCAAGACGGTTCAGAAATCTCGGTCGTGAATGATACCGTTACAGAACAAGACGGAACCTTCTCTGGTGTTCTCACAGTAGACGCCGATCTTCAAGAAGGAATCCCTTCTGAATTCGAATGGATGGTTATAGACAATGAAGGTACCGATGGTATCTGGAGTGACCCTGTGAGCTACACCTATCAGGACGCCGGTGCGTCTAAACCCACGATCAGCGGGGAAATCACTGGCACCCCAAAGATTTAGCCGTCGACTTCTCATATCTGAGCGAGCCGGCGGCATTCGACAAGGATGGGGAAACGGCCTCTATTCACGGCGACCTGCCCGAAGGGACGCCGGTTGAGGTTCGAAAGATCGCCGGGGATTTCATCATTAACAAACAAGGCGTGACGCAATCAATCACTGAATCATGGGCACTAGAATGGCGAACAAATGTAGACGGGGTATGGACGGAATGGCAGGAGGTAACATGGGCCGCTGGCTAATTCTTTGTCTTTTGCTGCCGTCTGTAGCATGGGCCGCATCACGCACGTCTGAATTGTGCCCAGACGGCACGTATCACCAGCAGGGGTTTTGCCCTGCGGAACTGACGAATGCGACAGTCAGTGATATCGGCCAGACCGTCGCAACGGTGGACTACACCACGGATGAGGCGGATGGCGACACTTACCTGTGTATTGTTTCCGACGGCACTGAGTACGTCACCCCGCAGGCCGTGCAAAGCTGCAACGCAGGCGACAGTTATGTATTGAATCTTCCCGAAGATGAGGAAAATGTTTTTGATGTCACGGGCTTGGGCTCTGGCCTGGATTACGTGGCGCAAATGGTGAATCTCTCGCCCGAGGGCTGGTACTCCAACATTCTGAATTCAGCAACCTTCACCACAGCATCGGCCGCAAATGTGTTGCCGGCTTACCAAGGGTGTGACCAGAGCTGGGGCTACTCGGAAGCGGTCAGTCTGGACCTGGATACATGCTGGTCAGACTCAGACGCCTTAACACACTCGACCATTGCGAATCTGCCGACCGGCCTGTCTCAAGGCGGGACAAGCAACAAGGACATCACTGGGACGACCGGCACCAGCCCGGAAAGTCCGACCGTCACACTTAAGGCCACAGACGGCAAGACGGAAGTGATAGCCACCACCGTCACCACGGAGTTGTCATTCGGAAACATACCATTCAACGACAAGAGCGGGTCTTTCGTATGGCGGTTCACTGTGACTCCTGTAGCGAGCAGCGTGGACATAGTGATTGCGCTCACTCAGGGCTCATGCAACAGCTACAGCTGTACGGCTGCCGCATTTCGACTGAATTCATCCGGCCAGTTTGACGCCAAAAACGGGGGGCCGGGGTATTCCGCAGATACGGTAATCAATTACAGCGCAGGCGTTAGTTACGACGTGGTGGCAAATGTTGACGTCGACGCCGAAACAGTAACTTTCTCAGTGGACGGCCAAGCCCTGGCTACTGATTACGATTTCAGAGACGGCCTTACGATCACGGCGCTGGATAATTTCGTGAGTGTCGATAACGCCACTGCGGGCTCAACCATCGAAAATGTGGAAATACCAAATTCCGTCATTCAAGGCACGGCGGACTGGGTGGTATTCGAGGCCGACGAGACGCCGCCGGGTGCGCCAGATGCGCCCACCGTGGACTCGAAAGGGGCTACGTTCGTAACGCTCGGCCTGCCTCAGAATTTTGAATCAGACTTTGCCAGCTACGAGGTATGGCGGCTTGACGGGACGTGCGGCACACCCGGTACTCAGATCGCTACGGGCGTCACCGGTCTGACCTATCAAGACACGCCACTTTCTGCTGACACGGATTACTGTTACGCGCTCATTGAGGTGGATAGTTCCGGGAACGAGAGCACCCTGGGGGCCACGCTTGACGTTAAAACGGATGAGGCCAGCGCATTAGTATCCAGTGTGACCTTTGAGCGCGATCAAGCGTATCCGCTTGGCCGCTGCTCAAATGATACGTCAATAAGTTGCAGTGTAGCCACAGACTGCCCGGATAGCAGCGGTGATGAGGCGCGTCGCAATTATTGCGTTGTAGGCGTCTGCTCAAACGATACCGATTCATTCTGCACCAATGACGGTCAATGCAGTGGCGGCGGAGCTTGTACAGAAGATATCACTATCAATTTTTCCGAACCTCTTGAGTGCGGCGACTTCATAACCAATGGTAAATATTGCATAGCCCCTGCCGATGGCGAGGTAACAATCACTTCAATCATTCCGGCTATGACTGCTGAGTGTCCTTTGGACCAAGACGGCTGCGAAAATGGATGGGGCATAGACCTAGAAGCACAAAGAAACCCCTTCACAGCCAGGGCTGGAAACCCCGCGCCACGGCTAGATGCATCACCAACGCTGCCACAAACCATACAGGTGGGTAGTGATTTCGTATCCGTTATTAAAGCAATCAGCGGCAACCCGGACTGTCAAGGAGGAAGTGCTGGGTCGTTTGATTATTGCGCGTCTTTGCTGACTGCCGAGGTTCTTACGTTTGTGCCGAATGGCACCGTTGTGCCTGCTAATGCTTTCCGGCCCGCCTTCTCTGGGCCGACGAAACAATCCACGCTGTACACGACTGACGACATAGTTTTGTCGAGGATGCCTAATCTTCTGTTGTCAGACCTAGGCAATCAAAGCTCAATACCCTCCTGGTCTGCAACGCAGGCATATCTGGGGGGCGTTCATCTTGGTATCGACGGGCGCAACAATGTTGTCGGGCGAGGCGTGGGGACTGTCAGTCAGTATGAAGGCGGAGGCGGCGGTTATCACCGTGAACGATCAGGTCGATCTGCCAAGTTCTTTCTAAGGCTCGCTCTTGATAACGGCGACTTCGCCGGCAGCACCGAGCAGAACGCACTTTATGCCGCTATACAGCAAGGCATCGACCGTGCTGGAGCCATGGAGTCCTGGGCAGACCTTATTGACGCTGGAGAAAGGGGGGCCACTAAGCGGATAAAAGACGGACTGATTCCTATGATTTTCGCCGCTCGCTTGCTTGATGATGTGTCCCTTGCCAACAGCGGCGCCGACTTTCTTAGTGAGCAGGATACGTTTCAGGACAGTCCGAACTACGGTTCGACATCCGCTGCTGACTACCTTTGGGGGGATGCGGGGCCAGATTGCGGTCCTCCGCTATCATCCGTTAACTCTAAATGGTGTTATGACTACGAGGGTTACGTGGAGGGATTCAGTCGAAACGGGCAGTCAATGACGTATCAGGTTTGCTGCTCTATGGGGCCGTGGAAAGGCAACGCTTTGCTGGTGCATCTTATGCAGGCCGAGGATGTAGCCAGCCCGTCTATCGCTGGGTTCCTACACGTCCTGGGTAGATTTTGGGACGGCTGGGCAACAGACCCAACATATAACGGCGGAATTTGGAATAGCCCAAACCCGAATGGTACGTCGTTGATCTACGATCATGGCGACCTTGGTGCGATCACAGTTAGTGGACAGCAAAACTTCAGCAATGATATGTGGGACTCGTTCCGCGATTGCGCCGCACCCGTGCAGGGCGATGGCGCTGCTTCCACGACTTACCCGTGCACGGGGCAATAAATGGCTAGCACACACGAACAGGATGCGTTTGATACCAATTCAAGCGGCCCTCAAACAAACTTGATTGCAGGGATCGGTGTCGGGAACCTGTTGATCGGTGCGGTTGCTCACAGAACGGATGGTACGTCTTACACCACCAGCGAAATAATAAACGATTCTGGCGCTCAAGTTTGGGATAACGCTGCCGTGGATTCGTTCCCTGTAGGCGACGAAAACAACAGCACGTATCGTCGTGGGTTGGGTCTGCACTACAGAATAGCCACGGCTGACGACTTAGACGTACAGGCTGGCCAATGGAACGGCGGCACCGATGCGCATATGTTCACTGCTGAAATCAGCGATTACGGCGACGGCACGTTTTTGGGGTCGGGCGTAGACAGCAACGGCGCGACAGCCGATGCCAACACGGATTCAATTGATACTGGCAGTTACTCCGGGACCGTGCTGTTGGTGGGTATTTTCGCTGCCAAGAAAGCCGGGGGCGACCCTGATGGTCTTGCGATCACATGGGGCGACGACCTTGCAACACCAGACCGTCAGGCATCCGACGAATTCGCGACTAATGACGTGGCAATGGGGTATGCCTGGAAAGAGGTCAGCGCGAGCGGTGTTTTAACCGTCAGCTACGACATTAGTGGTAGTACGGACGATCAAAACAACGGCCTGATGATCGGTTACATGGCTTTTCAGGTATCCGGCGGTGGTGGCGGCTCAATCGCCCCACAAGCGCATCATCTTAGAATGTTGCAGTCTCAATATTAAATAAAAATTAAATGGAATTCAAATGTTTCTAAAACAATCAACAGGAATTGATGTCAGGATGGGACCGTTTGTCGGCACTGACGGCGTCACTCCGGATAGTTCTGTTGTTATCGGAAACGCAGATCAAGCTGAAGCTTTGAAAGCGAACGGGGCTGCAACTGTCGATATAAGCGGGGCTACAATGACAGCTGTTACAGGCTGCGATGGTTGGTACGACCTCACCCTTACAACCTCTCATACAGATACAGTTGGAACCTTGGAGATCATTATTCAAGATTCCTCTGAATATCTTCCAGTGTATGCTCGATTTTATGTTATTGAAGAATCTGTGTATGATGCGATGTATGCATCAGCAGCAGCCTTTCCGACTAACTTCGCAGATCTTTCGATCTCAGCTTCTAGCGGACGGGTAGATGTAGCTTCGGTTGCAGGCACTGCTCAAACGGCCGGCGATCTTGCGGATCTGATCACTACAGTTGATACTGTAGTTGATGGAATCGATACAAAAGTTGATACAATTGATGGGATTGTAGACGATATCCTTACAGATACTGGAACAACTCTCGATACAAAACTTGATGATATTCAAGGCGGTACTTTTAATTCTTCTACAGATTCTTTAGAAGCTATTCGAAATCGCGGCGACGCAGCTTGGACGGGTTCAGCAGTAACTTCTGACAGCGGTACAGCTCAGGCTGGTTCAGCAAGTACAATCACTCTCCAGTCTGGTGCCTCTAGTACGAATGATACTTACAATGGACAGCTTATTTATATAAGCTCTGGTACTGGTGCGGGTCAATCTAGGGCCATCGGAGATTATGTCGGATCTACAAAAGTAGCAACAATTATCACAGATTGGGCAACAACTCCTGATGCTACCTCTGTGTACGCTGTATACCCCGATGATATCACCGAAATCTCTGATGCTCCTACGGCAGCAGCTATTGCAGATGCAGTCTGGGATGAAAACACTGCAGGGCATACGAGTGCAGGTACCTTCGGTGAACAGCTTAAGAACGATGTGGATGCAATTCTAGTAGATACAAGCTCCACTCTTGATACTAAGCTGGATACAATCGATACGAGTGTAGCTGCTGTGTTAGTAGATACTGCTGAGATCGGCTCTGCGGGAGCGGGTTTAACCTCTCTTGCCAGCGCAACAGATCTTAGCACTCTCGACGGAAAAGTCGACACGATCGATACGAACGTAGATGCGGTTTTAGTAGATACCGGAACAACTCTTCCAGGTATCCTCGGAACCCCGGCTGATACCGATCTGTCAACAGATATCTCTAATCTAGATACGGTTGTAGATGGAGTACAAACTACAGCAGATGCAATCGAAACAGATACTCAAGATATTCAATCACGCCTCCCCGCCTCTCTGAATAACGGAGTTATTCCAGCAGATGTCCAACGAATTAATGATTCGGCGGTAACAGGCGATGGCGATTCTACTCCTTGGGATGCTGCCTGATGGCAGCGATTGGAGCAGCGTGGGCTGATAATGCTTGGGATGTTAACTCTTGGGCGGTTGGTGCTTGGGCTGCAGCAACCCCACCTCCGCCCGGAACTGTAGCAGAAACAGGGCAGATGCGCCGTCATTTCAGCGGCTGGGCCGGCGAACGCCGTAGATAACGGCTACGATAACGGCGATAATAATAGGTAATTAAATAAATGGCTAACACAGTACAAGACGGCGGAGTATTTAATCAGGGTATTCCTGGTTCAGCTGAGTTGATGCAGGTGTTCTGTGCCGATGTCGCTAATCAGACGTCGGTATCATTCACTGACTCATCCAGTTCTGCCGCTCTTCCAACAACCTCCAGAGTATTCCGGATTCATTCAGACCAAGCGTGTTTTATTAACATCGGTGAAGGTTCGGCTACGGCCACCACTTCTCATATGCCGTTCGACGCGGGCACAGAAGTGATTGGCATCCCGGAACCGAATACTCATATTGCGGCTATCCGTAATTCAGATAACGGTACTCTCACCATAACCCCGATGGGCTGATCGAAAACAGATGGCGATTAATTTCACAAAAGAGTCAGTGAACTCCGGGTTCCAATCGACTGAAACTGCCGAAGCGAACCTCAGTACACTAGAAACTCTCCTGTCTCGGGCGTTATCTCGGTTTGCAGATACTCCTAATAATATGGAATCCGTACTGGATATGGATTCTAACAGGATTATTAATGTTCCCGCAGCTGTAGCTGCCGGCCAGCCGGTAACTTACGAGCAATGGACAGCACAAGCGACAGATGTTCTTCGGGAATTCACCGGGTTCACTATCGAAGAGCAGACTGCGACTGACGGACAAACTCTTTTTAATCTCAGTACTGCTTACACCCCGGGATTGAATGCTCTTCAAATTCATATCAACGGCGTAAATCAATCAAGTTCATCTTACACCGAGACTAGTAGTACTTCTATCACATTCTCCGCCGGCCTAGATGCAGGGGATGTTGTGACCTTCCAGATCGCATCATTCACCGTTGCTGACGCAGTAGACCATGACTCGATGGCTGGGTTTGTAGCGAACGAGCATATAGATCATTCAGAAGTTGATATCATAGCCGGTGTTGCCCTTACCGGTGGTGGCGATCTTACTGCCGACAGAACTTTGAACCTGGATATCACAGAGCTCACAGAAGAAACAACTCTAGACGCAACTAACGATGATCTGCTGTTCTACGACGCTTCTGCAGCAGCTCACAGAACAGTTCCTATTGAAACTGTTCGCGGAATAGATTTAGGCGACGGTAAATGGTATAGGAACTCATCAACTTCTTTAAGCGCCGGCACTGAAACCGATGTTATCTTTAATACCGCGGCGTACGATTTTCTTGAGAGAGGTACTTTTAGCACCTCTACAGGAAAATACACTCGTGGTGAAGATACAGGTCGGGTGTTAGTAACAGCTCATGCGACTGTCCCGGCTTTAGATGCCGGTGGCATTTTTGAGCTTATGATCGAAGCTCCCGGTACAACTGAAATTGCCCGTTCGACGATGCGTAACGATGCTGATTCTAATCCAGCTGAAGTGAGCCTAGAAGCTTCTACTACTGTGAATCTACAAGAAGATGAAGTTATAACTGTTCGCGCCGAAACAAGTACTGGTGAAACTCTTTCTGCAGGTATTGCAAGCACTTACATAACGATAGTTGAGCTATCGTGACTACTATCTTTGTACGAAAATCTCGTCGACAGGTGTACGAAGAAGAATACGAGAATGATAGCGGATCTGGTGAAGAGCCCAGCAGCGGCGTTACTGTAACGGTTGGCGAAGAGTTTGAGTTTTTCGGAGTACAGTCTGGCTATTCTGTTGATACTCTAAGCACAGGCTCCCCGTTTGGGTCTATTGACCCGGACCCATACAACGTAAATGGGATCGCGTTGCGCCGTATATTTTTTGACAATGCAACGGGCGCAGGATCTGATTATTTCCGGGTCAGGCTGAATACTGAAGTGCTACAAACTCACTTCACGTCTGTAGAGATTGCGCGCCCGGGCGGCACCACTACTTTTGAAACAGCAAGCGCTGACATATTTGCAGCGTCCGGCGGGATCTCTGAGTGGTCATGGCTTTATACGCCGGGCGCAAATGACTGGGGGGGCGAAGTGGGTAGTGATTTCCTTTGTACGTTCACAGTATGAACAAGGCTACCCCGTTTGTAAGAACTATCACTAGACGGGTTTATCCGAGATAAAATAATGGCATTAACTAAAGTAAAAGGTTCGGTGTTTGATTATGAAGATAATCTTGCGTACGAAACCGCACAAACTTTAACAGGGGCTGGGGCAGTAAGTTTGGTAACGTACGTAACGTACGTAGTTACAACTGGCACTGATGCGCTCACCCTAGCGGATGGCTCAGAAGGTCAACACAAATATTTAATTATGAAAACTGATGGCGGAGTAGGAACTTTAACCCCTACGAACGCATCGGGTTTCAGCACTATCACTTTCAATGATGTAGGCGATTCAGTTCATCTGTTGTTTACAGATGGTAACTGGCACTGGCTTGGCGGCACTGCAGTTGTGAACGCTCCGGGCGCTATCGAATACGGCGGAACCCCGCAAACCCTCACAGGTGCTGGTGCAGTTGATGTTATTTCAGCAATAACTTACGTAGTAACCACTGGAGCTAACGCTCTCACTCTTGCAGACGGAGTTCTTGGTCAACGTAAATTCATACTAATGACAACCGACGCAGGCGATGGTACTCTTACTCCTAGCAATTTAGGCAATGGCAGCACCATCACCTTTGATGATGTAGGTGATTCAGCCGATCTAATTTTTGCGAACGGCTCTTGGCATATGATCGGCGGCACTGCTACTCTTGCCTGATGGATTCTATTGTAAAGACAATCTATGACGAGAAAGCTAACTGGCAGAAAGGGATAATCGATGAATGCGAATACGATCTCTTTAAGTTCGCGAAGTTAGTTAATCCGTATTATCTTTACGGGGATATTCATGAAGAAGTATTCAGTTGGCTCGGAGACCCAGAAGCAAACGAACGCCAGCTTATTCTTCTTCCTCGCGGCCACCTTAAAAGCCATTGTATTGCTGTGTATTGTTGCTGGCGGATTACTTACGAACCTTGGAGTACTGTAGTTTATCTCGCCTCTCAGGACGATCTTGCTAAGGTCCAGCTTCACGCAATCAAACAGATGATGACCAGTGATATCTATACGATGTACTGGCCAGAGATGTTCACAGAACACAAGATAAATCGTCGCAAAAAAGAACGGGGGACTTGGTCTTCTTACGCTTTCGACGTAGACCATCCAGCCCGCCGTGAACGTGGCATACGTGACCACACAATGATTATCAAAACGGTGAAAGGGAATGCGCAAGGTCTACACAGCGACGGTCTTATCTTTGACGATGTTGTTGTTCCCCAGTTTGCTGACTCCGCCGTCGGACGTAAAGAGCTTTCTAACGCTCTGGGGTACTATAGTAGTATTCTTAATCCTGGCGGATGGATTAAGGCTGTCGGTACGCGGTATCATCCGGATGATGCGTACCAATCGATGGTAGATGCGAAGACTCCTATATGGAACGAAGAACTCCAAGACTACATCGGCGAAGAGAAAACTTGGCACGTGATGGAGCACGTAGTCGAAGACAGTCCGAACCGAAGCGGCGTCGGAACCTATCTTTGGCCTCGTACGCAGTCCCCATTAGATGATAAATGGTACGGGTTTAACCCCCGGGAACTGGCCAGGATTCGGGCAGATTACACCGCCCACTCCGGACTTGTTAATTTTTATGCTCAGTACTACAACGATCCTAACGATGTAGGCACTGAAAGAATTCACAGGGATAAGTTTCAATATTATGACCCCAAGAACATCCTCGTCCGAGACGGAAAAGTCTTCTACAAATCAAAGCAACTCAAAGTGTATGCCGCTATGGATGTTGCTTGGTCTGAGGCGGCTAAATCGGACTTTACAGCGATTGCTGTTGTGGGTGTCGATTCGGATAACTTCGTTTACGTCTTGGGCCTTGACCGCTTTAGAACGTCCGACTTCCTCGTATACTACGAGCGTATTGCAGCACTCTATAGAGACTGGTTCTTCAAAGACCTTATTGTTGAAACTAATGCGGCAGGATCTCTTGTTGCACAAGAGGTGGAGAAATTTATCCGCCGAGATGGAATATCTCTTTCTGTACAAAGACGCGCCGCTAATCATAGAACACATAACAAAGATGAACGCTGGGCAGCAGTCCTCGAGCCAAGGTACAACAGCAAAGGTGTATTCCATTCAAGAGGCGGCCTTACGGAAGTCCTTGAAGAAGAGCTTATCTCTGCAAGACCCAGAAACGACGATCTAAAAGATGCACTCTGTGCAGCTATCAGTATCAGTAAACCTCCGGTAGCCCGGCGTATAATCGATCCTGGTACTACATACGACAGATCGCCTAAAGTAGTAGTCGGTCGTTTCGGCGGGCGGCAGAGGTTAAGGTAATGTCAGAAGTGACACACGACGAAATCCACCGCCGGGTGGAAAAAGTTGAAATACAAGTGGCGGTTCTAGATAATAAAACGGAAAGGCTTCATACAGATCTAGTGGATCTTAAAGCAGATGTGAAAGCTAACGGTCTTGTGTCTAGAGATATTCAAACAAAATTGAATTCCATTCCTAGATTTATTACAGTGATTGTGATCGTAGCTGGTTTCTTAATTACTATGATCAACCATTTTGATAAGGTACCCCTGTGAGCGGAGCTGATAGTTTAGACTTCCCTGTAATCGACGAACAGCCGATTGCTAATGAAATCACTCGGTGTTGGGAAACTTGGAACGGAAGTCGTTCTGAATGGCGGGATCGTGTAGAAGAGAACAAGAAATATGTTCTAGCTACGAGCTCCCGGGAAACCACGAACGTACAGAATCCTCATTCTCATACCACACACGTACCTAAGATCGCCCAGATTCATGATAATCTGCTGGCGAATTACTTATCTGCTCTGTTCCCGCATGATGACTGGCTTCGTTTCGAAGGGAACGATCCAGACGCAGAACAGTTCGATAAGAAACAGGCAGTGTTGGCCTACATCAACACAAAGAACAAACTAAACAAATTCCGTCAGGTAATCCAAGAACGTATTAATGCTTGGATCATTTACGGGAATGCTTTCGCAGGGGTGACGTATAAACAAGAAATCCATCAAGACCCAGAAACAGGCGAGATCTTACCTGGGTATGTCGGGCCTTGGCTTTATCGGATATCTCCTGATGATATCGTTTTCAATCCTCTGGCCAGTAATTTTGAGTCTTCCCCTAAAGTAATTCGAAGTCTTAAAACTCTCGGCGAACTCCATAGGGACTTAGAACAGAACCCTGAACTCCAGTACAGCGCAGATATCATTCAAGAACTCACTAAACATCGTGAGATGTTGAATGAAATGTCGGATACAGCGATCGATAAGCACGTACAGATGCAATTCGATGGCTTTGGTTCAGCTAGTCTGTATTACAAATCAGGATATGTTGAAATTCTAGAGTTCTACGGGGATATTTATGATACAGAATCCGGAACTTGGCTCAAAAACCGGGTTATCACGGTCGCAGACCGCCAGTATGTCATTCGGAATGAGCCCCTTGGAACCTGGACCGGCCGTCCAAATATATTCCACGTCGGATGGCGGATCAGACCGGACAACCTTTGGGCTATGGGCCCGTTGGATAATCTGGTCGGCATGCAATACCTTATCAACCATCTTGAGAATGCTCGAGCAGACGCGTTCGACCAGATGATTGATCCTGATCGTGTGATCTCTGGTGATGTAGACTACGAAGTTCGTGGTGCAGCTATCGATTATTACGTAACTGACCCACAAATAGGGGGCGGCGTACAATATTTAGCCCCCGATACCACTGTTCTGAATGCTGATTTCCAAATTCAGCGTAAAGAAGAGCAGATGGAAGAGTACGCTGGCGCACCCCGCGAAGCTATGGGGATCCGTACCCCGGGTGAGAAGACAGCTTTTGAAGTATCAAGCCTTCAGAACGCCGCCTCACGGATCTTCCAATCAAAAATTACTTATTTCGAGGAGCAATTCCTTGAGCCGATCATTAATGCAGAGATTGAAGTCGCCCGGCAGAACATTGACGGCACTGATTTGGTTAGGGTTATTGACGATGACTTCGGCGTTACTGAGTTCCTCTCCATCACAAAGGCCGATCTCCTTGCCAACGGAACCCTCGTGCCAATTGGCGCTCGACACTTTGCCCGTCAAGCCACTCTCGTACAAAACCTGCAACAATTCATGGCAGCAATGCAACAAGACCCGATGTTAGCCCAGCACTTCCCTGCTGAGAACCTAGCTAGGGCTTGGGAAGATCTCCTTGGCTTCAAACGGCTAGAACTCTTTGAGAAGTTCGGGCGTGTCGAAGAAGAAGTTGAGTTCGAACGTCTCCGACGGGCCGGACAAGACCAAGTTGAGGTCGAATCTCAAGTTGATGTAGATGCAGTCACGGGCGGTGCTTTATAATGCGGTTACCCGCAGCACTCTGTAAAGGATTATCAGAAGAGGACGTGAAGGTAATCGAAGGCCAGCTGAAATCTGGCGTTCTACCGAAGCAATTAAGAAAAGAATTAGAAAATGAGATCTCTCGTAGTTACATAGATGAAGAGGCTTCCTCTAAATCTATAGAAGAGATCTACCAAGCTATCGGCAGGAGATCTGGCCTCCGGTATGCATTAAACTTACTTCCAGAGGATTCTAAATGACTGACCAAGACACCCAGGTGACCCCTGATAATGCTGTTAACAGCAATAACGCTAACAACAGCGATACTACCGTTGAGGAAACGCGTCCAGCCGCGAAATTCGGATCTGACCGAGAGAAGAATGACGAATCAATGGCCAGTAAAGATGATCTCGATAAAGTTCTAAAACAGAATCAGCATGGGCAACAATTTATTGAAACCCTTAAAGCTGAGACTAGTGAACTTCGCGAACAAGTGAAACAACTCCAACAGGACCTGTCACAATCTCGCACAATTGATGATCTTCTTTCTGAAATTCGGCAACAAAATGAATCCTACCAGCCTGAGTCGACAACTCCGCAGGTAGACGAGAACAAGTTGCTAGAAAAGTTGAGGTCCCAAGTATTTGCTGATCTCTCTGCACAAGAACAGGCTAAGCTCCAACAGGAGAACTGGCAACGTTCTAAGTCCCTTCTTCAAGAACGTCATGGCGACGGTTGGGCATCTTACGTTGATTCTCGTGCATCAGAACTAGATATGACCATCGAAGATCTTGAATCTTTGGCGACGACTTCGCCTAAAGCCTTCATTGAACTCGTATCTCCGGGGCAGCAAATGAATAAAGGGTCCGTTCCTCCCACTCAAGCAGACTCTAAAGGCCCTTCGGGTCCGACGGATTCTTTTGAACTCAGGTACCGCCAGATTGCGCGGCTTCGTAAGGACCTCAGTACTCCTGAGGGCCGAGAGGCTAACCAAACCTGGAACGATCCTCAGTTTCAAGCAGAGTTCCGCCGCCGAATCCTGAAGAGTTCCAAATAAGGTAATAAAATGGCTCTTGACTCCACATGGGGTGCCGACCATTTTCAGCGCAACGAAATCTTCAACATGATGTTGAAGGAAGTCCTGCGTGATGACCTGTTTGCTGAGCAGTGGGTCAACTATATCGGCGACTTCACTGATGGATTGAACTACAAAATCAATTCTGTTGGTGAGCTGACGGTTGACCAAATGGCAGAAGCTACGAGCCTGCCGGATCGTCGTCCTGACTCCGGTCAGTTCGTATTCAACATCAACGAATTCGTTGGTGTTAAGACGAGCTACACGGATGTCTTCCTGGAAGATGATTTCATGGCTCCTCAAGTTCTGTCTACACTGCCGGATCGCATGACTCGGGCTTTCGGGGAATACCTCGAATCTCGCGTAATGCACCTGCAAGCAGAGCAAACCGCTGACGATAGCAATACGATCAATGGTGCAAGCCATCGATTCACTGCTAACGGTTCTAGCGGCGTTATCACCCTGCAAGACCTCGCGTATGTTTCTTACGCGCTGAAAAAGGCTAATGTTGGTACTATGGGTATGATCGGTATTGTCGATCCCGCCTTCGAATTTAACACCAACATCAGCTCGCAGGTCGTAACCTCCGACAATCCGCAATACCGCGGCATCATTGAAACTGGTATCGGTTCTGGTTTCCGCTTCATCCGTAACATCTATGGTATCGACCTTTATACGTCGAACTACCTCGATACGCTGACGACTGCAGAAACTTCTCTGACCGACTACCAGGGCAACACCACTTCTGGTGCAGTTGGCTACAAAGCTAACATCTTCTTCTCAGCTTCTGATCGTCAGAACCTTCCGTTCATCGGCGCATGGCGTCGACGTCCGGTTATCAAGTCCTGGCGCGATGATGACAAAGAGACGGAGTACCACCAGATGTCCGCACGATTTGGTCTTGACCTCTATCGTCCGGAGAACCTGGTAACGATGATGTCTTCCACCACCCTCAGCTAAAGGAACAAGTTATGTCTCGTAATGCAACTTGGACTAATTCTGATGGCCTGGTGGTTGGCTTCGGTCAGCGGGACTCTAAGAACGCTAACGGCGCTACTGTCCGTACGCAAGGTAACGTAAACATTCTCCAGATGATTCTGGATTATGATGCGCTCCCTGCTGCTGCAGGCACGGCTCCTAGCACTAAGAGCATCCCGGTACCTGCTAACGCGGTTATCAAATCTGCTCATGTTCATACTACGGCCGACTGGGCCACGACCGATTCGGCTACGCTCGATATCGGGTTCGTGAACTCAGCTGGTACAGCTATCGACCAAGACGGTATCGATGCAGCTATCGATGACTCGGCA